CAGTGGCAGAGTTGGAAGGTTTGAAGTTTTGTATATGTGGTTTTGAAGGTACATAAAATAAAGGGGATTAGTTCAATGGTAGAGCACCGGTCTCCAAAACCGTCGATGGGGGTTCGAGTCCCTCATCCCCTGCTTTAAAAGCCTAGTATTTACTAGGCTTTTTTCTTTTTGTGTTGCATGTCGTGTTGCATCATACTTTCAAAGTAAGTATCTATTTTCTTATCTACCTCTTTTCTTTCCATACTAAAAGTATGTGTGTAAATATTTTTCATTACATGCGGAGTTTTCCATCCGCCTCTTTCCTGAGCATATTTTTCTGGGATGTTCAGTGCAGCCATGACAGAGGCATTAACGTGCCGCAGATCATGAAAGGACATGTGTGGAAGTTCACTTTTTTCCAGAAGAGTATTAAACCGGTGATGAATCTTATTGTAAGTCATCGGAACGATAACATCTCCCTGGACGTTATTGATAAGCTCTTTGATGTAGGGTGGCATCTTGTGCCTCCTAAGCCTTGTCTGCACCTTTCCTGTGCTTTTTCGGAAGTCTTTATTGTCTGCACTGACTAATACCTCATGGATGGTAATATAGTCACCAGAGACGGATTTTGACTTAGTAAGCCCTCTGATTTCCGACATAGAGAAACTAAGCCACATGGCCAGAAGCACTGGAAGCTCAATATCTGTTCCTTCAAATACAGAGAAAATAGCATCCGGTGTGTTAAGCTCTTTAATCTGCCGGTGATATTTCGGTAAGGTAACGGAGCAGTTTAAATCCTTTCTGTAAGTGTTTAGTGCTGCTGTGATTAATCCATATTCGTTCTTTACTGTCTTGGCAGAAATAGTTTCCATTGGCTTTTTCTGGTTCTTTCTTTTTGCTTCTTGGTTTACCGCCTCTTGAAGCATTTCTGGTGTAATGTCTCTGATCGGGACGTCCATTAGGAATTTGAAACCGTTTTTTCGCTTCTTTTTGTAGTCAGAAATGGTAGTAATGCTCAGGACTGCATCTTTTGATTCGATATATTTGTCAATCGCAGTCCCAAGGGTGATATTGTTTATTTTCAGAATATCATCTTTTTTCGCTGCCCAGTCCGCAGCTTGCTTTTCTGCATCACGTTTTCCTTTCGGACCCGGAATATCACTGGTGAAGGATTTATAGATTCTTTTCTTTTTTGTAGTGCCGTCCGGCTGTGGTATTTCTTCGGTGTGTGAATACACCTGACACCGCCAGGATCCCGACGGAAGTTTCTTAGCTGCTGCCATAATTCATCTTCCTTTCTATTTTTGAGTATAAAAATAACAGCCCTCGAAAATATGTTCCGATTGCAAGGCTGTTCCGAAGATGATACAATATATTTGTTCAGAATATGTGTACATCTTCAGATGTATATGTTAAACCGCTCCTGTTGCCGCAGAGGCGGTTTTTTCATATTTGACAAATAATCCAGTCTGACATATAATATACTTAACAAGAGAGCCGTTGGTCAGTGCACACCTGACCGCCGGATAAAATAGGTTCAAAAAGTAGCACCTTACTTTACCAGAGCAGGGGTGCTATTTTTTGTGGTTCAATATAGTCAAAACAAGAGTTATGACGGCACAAAGCATAATTACAAAAGTAAATAAATCACTGTATGTAACCATAAGCACCAGCCTCCTTTCTTACGTCCGGCGGCTGATATAGCACCCCAACGGTTCCCTGGGTAAGTATATTATATTGTCAAGGTGGAATAGTGTTTATTTTATAGAATTAATGACATTTTTTACATGGTTCATAGCCGCGACTTTGAGCTTCTGAAATAGTCACCTCTGTAGGATTATTCATGCCACTACAGGAAGAATTGCTATGATATTTTGAACCACTTTGAGGAATCCAAACAGTTTCTTCTTGTGGCTGTTTAGATTGAGATTCTTGTTCTGCTTTTAGTCTCTCAACTTCTGCTTGAGTAGCAGCCTCTTGTTCAGCTTTAATACGTGCTTCCTCTTCAGCCTTAAGTCGTTCTTCTTCAGCTTTTTTAGCAGCTTCCTGTTCCGCCTTCTTCTTTTCTTCTTCCTCTATTTTCTTTTGCTCAGCTTCTTTGTCTATGACTGTTATATCTACAGAATTGCTATCTACAGAATCATTTGCTGTAAAAAATATAGACGCGGTTCCGGGCCGGGTAAAAGTTACTGTTGCTTTATTATCTGCATAATCCAACTGTGCTAAATTATTAGAAGATAATTGTAAATCTTTAATTTTTTTATTTTCTGGCGATATTGCTATTTCAACGATAGTTGTTTCGCCTACTGCAAATTCATGCTTATCCCAATTAGCTTCTATAGTAGTTGGCTTTGGCTGATTAAGAAAACCAAATGTTATCAGTGATGTGGCGATTACAATAGAGCAAATAGTAACATTTCGTTTCTTATAGGCTTGGAATTTCTTGCTTTTGATGCAGTATATTAATACGAATATGGCTGGAATCCAACAATACGAATATATTATCAAAGCCACAGAGATTAAAAATAATACTGCTATAACGCCAAGGCATCCAATACCTCCGTTGTTATTTTTCTTACTACTCATTTAGTATTCCTCCCTCATTTGTGAAATTATTAAAACGCCAGTGGCGAATTAACCGTGTGCCAAATATTCAATACTCTGCACATCATCTTTCTGAAAATCATCTCCCGTAATATGCTTCATAGCATGGAGATATGCTTTCATTTGCTGTTCATAATTAAGCCTTGTATTTATAAATACGGTATAACTTCCATCCTCATTAAGAACAACCATTTCTTTTCCGAAATTCGGAAAATCACGAAAGACAACATTAACATCCTGTGTCGTCATTTCCCCCACGTTCCTTTCGCTTCAAAGCTAGAGCCATGCCGTGTAATGCTTGCAAGTCCTCAGCAGACATTCCACGCTGGACATCAAATAATGCTCGTAATTCTTTATTTTCAAATATTTCTTGTGCTACCTGAGCAGTTTCTTCGTTTATGTAATAGCGGTCAGCTTCTTTTTCTTCTCCTGTCATTAAATAATCAACGGATACATTGAAATAGTTTGCGATAGTTTGAGCAATCTCTCCCGATATAATATTTTTCTTTTTCTTCCATGTTGATATCGTTGACTGAGAAATTCCTGTTTCTTTGCAGAATTTATATGCTGTAATGCCATAGCTTTGTAGTAAATGCTCAAAAATATCATACATAAATTGTCCACCTTTCACAAAAACGCATTACTTCGCAAAAACGCACTAAAAAAGATTGACAACCATAAATCCGAATGCTATACTACAAGTGTACTTCGGAAGTACGAATCAATTAAAAATACATTTCGCAAAATAAATGCTTTATAAAAATGTTATACTTCGTTCACTAAGCAAAGTATAACATAATTACGAAGTATTGACAATGGGGAAAATAAGTAAAAGGAGGAAAATAATGTATAAAAAATTTGCTGTGTTATTAGAAAAAAGTAACAAAACAGCATATCAAGTATCAAAAGACACAGGAATTGCACAGTCGATATTCTCAGAATGGAAATCTGGAAGAATAAAAACCCTTGGTGCAGACAAGCTCAAAATCCTTGCCGATTACTTCGGTGTAAGTATTGAGTATTTCCTAGAGTAGAAAATGGTATGAGAAAAAAGAAGTGAGGCCCTTACCTCAGAATCACGCACAAGGTAAAGGCCAAAATCATGTATCTAGAAAAGCTTTTCTTTGAATTCATTGTAGCAGAAGAAGAGGAAAAGGACAAGAGGTGTAAAATGTAAGGTTTTGGCGAAAAAGGAGGTGTTCCATATGCCAATAGTATATCTAACCGAAACACAAGCCAGAGAAGCCGGTGTCACACAGGTTTTTAAGACTGCTCTTGTAAAGCAGAACACAGACCAGAAATCCCTTGCAAAGAAAATCGGCATGAAATATAGCACGCTACACAAGCGTATCCACATGCCAGAGACAGCAACACTGGGAGAATTGTGGAAAATCATGGATGGTTTGGGGATTCCTGAAGAAGAAAGATTAAAGATTGTGAGGTGAGAAAGATGCAGAAACAAACAATCAAAGACGCACTGTTCTGGACGGTCATATTATTTAATACCGTTCTGGAAGTTCCGCCAGACATGTCCATGCCGGCACAGATATTTGGTGCAGGGACAATCTTCTGGCTGGTCTATACACTGCTAAGAGAATGCGAGAAAGTAACGAAAAAAGTCCGCCAGGCCTAGGAACCAGTAGCGGACAAAAACATAAAATACACCTTTATTGTAAGGTGTAGATAGGGAGGATGTCAAGATGTTTGAGCCTTTTATTATCATAGAAAACAAAGACCATACTTCCTGGCTAAAAGCAAGAACCTATGGGATTGGTGGTTCGGATGCTTCCGCTATTGTTGGAATGAATCCTTATAAAACAAACATTGATTTGTTTGAGGAAAAGATAGGGCGTAGGATTCCAGAAGATATCTCAGATAAACCATATGTTAGATATGGAACTTTAGCAGAAGAACATATCCGGGCACTGTTTTCTTTTGAATATCCAGAATACAAGGTTTTTTACCACGAAAACAGAATATTAAGAAGCAAAGCCTATCCCTTCTTGCAAGCATCCCTGGATGGGGAGTTAGAAGACGAGGAGGGAAGGAAAGGGATTCTGGAGATTAAAACCACTAATATTCTGCAAAGTATGCAGTATGAAAAATGGAAAGATAGGATTCCAGATAACTACTACATACAGGTCTTACATTACTTGCTGGTAACTGGATATGATTTCGTGGTTCTTAGAGCCCATTTACTTAGCAGTTGGGGAAAAGATAAAAGGACAAGCAGCCGTCACTATTTCATAGAACGCAGCGAAGTAGAAGAGGATTTAAAAATGCTTTTAGAGGAAGAACAGAAGTTTTGGAAGTATGTGGAGAGCGGAAGGAAACCACCTTTGCTGCTTCCGGAGATATAAAGGAGGATACATATGGAATTAATGATCTACAGCCCGGCTGAGAATGAGAGATTGCCGGAAATTCAGTGGAACTTTGAAGAAATCAAGAAATATGCAGCAGAGAAGGCTGCATGGTATCAGAGCATTGCTTATACGGATGCAGATACCAAAGAGATGAAGAATGACAAGGCAGAGATTAATAAGTTTATTACTGCGTTGGAAGATGTGAGGAAACAGAAAAAGAAAGAATACCTGGCACCTTATGAAGTTTTTGAAGGGCAGATTAAAGAAACACTCCTGCCACTTAGAAAGACGGTATCTCTGATTACGGAGAAGTTGGATGAGGTAGAGGGACAGTACCGGGAATCCAGAAAAGCCAAGATGGAGGAATTTTATTACAAATATGTGGGTGACCTGCAACCTATGGTACCGTTCCAAAAAACAATTAAGGAAGAGTTTTATAAAAGGGCTTTTACAGATAAGAAGCTGGAGCAAGCGTATAGCTGTTTCTTTGAACGTCTAAGAGAAGACATAAAAGGTCTTGACCAATTGCCGGAAAAATTCAGGGATAAGGCCCTTTTAAAATATATGGAAGAATTCTCCTTATCTGCTGCCTTACAGGAAGGGAAACGTCTGGAAGAACTGGACAAGCTCATGGAAGAGCGAAGAAGAAAAAACGAAGAAGAAAGACAAGCCAGAATGGCAGAAGAAAGCAAACGATTAGAGGCAGCTGCCAGAGAAGCACAGAAGCAGCATGAAATGACAGCAAAACAGGAGCCTATGCAGAAGGAAGAGCCAAAAGTGGAAATGCCACAGGCACCCCAGAAACTTCAGCATCCACAAGAGGAAATCCTTCATATGGATTTCCGTGTATGGGGCACCAGAAAACAGATCATGGGGCTTCGGCAGTATCTTATCGACAATCATATTAAATTTGGAAAGGTGGAGTAAGAAATGGCAGTACAGAACAGTTTAGCAAACAGAACACAGAAAACAGGGATGGCCGTGTATTTGACACAGGATGCAGTAAAGAAGCAGATTAACAGTGTGGTAGGCGGTAAAAACGGGACAAGATTTATTTCCAGTGTGGTAAGTGCAGTGCAGACTACACCAGCACTTCAGGAATGTACGAACCCCAGTATTTTATCCGCTGCACTTTTAGGAGAAGCATTGAACCTTTCCCCTTCCCCACAGCTCGGACAGTTTTACATGGTCCCATTCGATAATAAGAAAAAAGGCGTTAAGGAAGCCCAGTTCCAGCTTGGGTATAAGGGATACATCCAGTTAGCAGAACGTTCCGGCTATTATAAGAAATTGAATGTCCTCGCTATTAAAGAAGGAGAACTTATCCGATATGACCCATTAAATGAAGAAATTGAAGTGGAGTTGATTGAAGATGATGTAGTTCGGGAAGAAACCCCGGCCATGGGTTATTATGCCATGTTTGAATATGAGAATGGTTTCCGCAAAACTATGTACTGGTCGAAAAAGAAGATGCTTGCCCATGCAGAGAAGTATTCCCAGGCATTTAAAAGAAATGGTGGGGCAAAATCTCTGGAACTTCTGGAGCAGGGAAAAATCCCGGAAAAGGAACTTTGGAAATATTCCTCTTTCTGGCTCAAGGATTTTGATGGTATGGCACAAAAGACCATGCTCAGACAGCTTATCAGCAAATGGGGCATCATGAGCATTGATTTGCAGACAGCCATTGATAAGGATATGGCAGTGCTGCATGAGGATGGTTCTGTGGATTATGTGGAAAACCAGGTGGAGCCAGAAGCAGATGTGGCAGCAGAACAGGAATATAAAGAAGTTCCGGTAGAACCAGAACAGGCAGAAGAAAGCAGCAGAGGCAACCAGCCAAGCCTTGAGGATGCGTTCTTCGCCCAGTAACAGCAGAATGGGTCACGTTTTCGTGCCTTGATAATATATCACAAATACATAAGCCCCAGAGGTTTTCTGGGGCGGAAAGGAGCAGGAATATGAAACATTTTAACATGGAGGAATTTGCCAATGGGGCATTTACCCAGCAAATCAACCGGGAACTGGAGAAAGTGACACAGAATATCCAGGATCCAAACACAGATGCCACAGCAAAACGGAGGATAACCGTAGTCATAGAGTTTAAGCCTAATGAGGAACGAAATTTTGTGACTACCGGAGTACAGGCAAAATCTACCCTGGCGCCATCCCTTGGGGCGGTCACTGCATTAAACATGGGTAAAAACCTGAAAACAGGAGAAGTGGAAGCTGTGGAGATTGGAAATCAGATACCCGGTCAGATGTCCATTGGAGATATGGAAGAACAGCAGTTGGAGGAATCAGCACAGATGGCTAGGGCAGTAGATCCGTCAACCGGGGAAATCTATGAGACACCAGAAAGTAATATTGTTGATTTAAGAGCAGCCAGATAGGATAAGAGGAGGAAACAAGATGTTAGAAAAAGCTATGAGATATATTGCAGGACTGAAAGCAGAATCTATGGAACCAAAAGTATTAGAAATCCAGGGTAAAACCTATTGCAATAAGGAGTTGATTCGGTACGATGAAGAACCTATGGCTCAGGTGATTCAGGCGTCTACCCTTACTGCGTTGGTAGATTATATAAAAAACTGCGGGAAAGAGCTGAGGGATGCCATGATTATTCATGTAAAGTCTCCAACGGAAGTAGAATTGTATTCTGGCCTTACAAAGGAAAGAAAGAGGGAACGCCTTTTCCTTTCCCAGGCAAATGTTCCAAGTTTTGGATTTGATAAGTGGTATGATCAGGAACGTTTTATTATTGAACTGCAGGCAAATTTTGAAGTAAACCAGGATTTGCAGACTATTTTGAAAGTATCTGGAAATGTAGAAGCTAAAACAACAGCGAACTATGGGGATGATGGAATCAGTCAGAAGACAACAATTAAACAGGGCATTGCATCCAAGACAGATGTAATTGTACCGAACCCGGTTACTCTGGTTCCGTATCGCACATTCTTGGAGGTTGAGCAGCCACCCAGTGAATTTGTTTTCCGCATCAGAGACATAAACAGTGAACCGGCATTTAAGATTGTAGAAGCAGAAGGCGGCTTATGGAGACATGAGGCTATGGCCAGTGTGAAAACTTATCTGGAAAAAGAGCTTCAGAATATTCCAGAAAGAGAGAAGATTACCATTATTGCATAAGCAGCATCCCATCTGTTCCTTTTGTGGGGCAGATGGGAATTCATTGGAGGAATAACATGAACAGCAGGCAGAAGGGAGCCAGGGGAGAACGGGAACTGGCAAACATCTTAAAGGGATATGGATATGAGGAGAGCCGGAGAGGACAGCAATATTGTGGAAGCAACGGAGATGCAGACGTGGTAGGGCTTTCTGGAATTCATATCGAATGCAAGAGGGTTGAGAAACTGAATTTAGACAAAGCTATGGAGCAGGCAGAGCATGACCGGAAAGAAAACGAAAAACCGGCTGTCTTTCATAGAAAGGACAGGAAACCATGGCTTGTTACTATGAAACTGGAAGACTGGATGGAATTATTCCAGGCCTATGAAAAGCAGGTCCAGTAATGCAATAGGAGGAAGGAAGAGACATGGGAAGGCTCAGAAAAGAAGGTAATGAGTTCTTTTCCTTTGATGTAGATTTCTTCTCGGATAAAAAGATAAAAATCTTGAAGGCAAGATACGGAGCAGATGGTATCACATTATACATCTATTTGCTCTGTGAAATTTATAAAAATGGGTTCTATCTAAAGGTAGACGAAGATTTTGAGTTCATTGTTTCAGATGATCTGAACATGAACAGCGATAAGGTGAAGCAGGTCTTGACATTCTTATTGGAACGGTCGATGTTTGATAAACAGCTTTTTCAGTCGGACGCTGTCCTGACCTCAACCGGAATACAGAGGAGGTACCAGCTCATGGTAAAATCCAGGGCTGTGAAAAACCCCATAAAAGTAGAGAGGTACTGGCTTCTTTCAGAAGAAGAAACGGAGACCTTTATTAAAGTGAACTCTTTTTTAAATAATTCCAAGAATAATGAGGATAATTCCAAGAAAAATAATCTTAATTCCGAGAATAATGACACAAAAGAAAAGAAAGGAAAAGAAAAGAATATAGATAGATATATAGGGGAAAAATCGGAGGTTGCATTTGCTGATAAAGACCTGGAGGCAGCTTTCCAACTCTTCGTTACCTGTAGGGCACAGAACGGACACAAGCTGACGGAAGGGCAGATAATCCTTTTAAGGGAGGAACTACAGAGCCTTGGTGAAAATGATCAGGAACGGATTGCTATAGTCAAGAAAGCTACTGTGAATGGCTGGAAGAGTTTCTATCCATTGAAGAAGCAGGACAGCAAAAAACAGAAGCCGAAGAGCAGCAATAAATTCAATAACTTCCACCAGAGGGATTATGATATGCAATCTTTGGAAAAGCAATTATTAAATTCATGAAAGGATATAGTGTTATGCAAGCATTATACACAATACAAGAAATTGCAGTGCTGCTTATCCAGATAAGTGTATTCCTGATAGCACTGTTGATTGCATGGGTTCTTATTCTGGCTGGAGCGGAATTGTTCCGGGATAGAATGAATGCCAGGATAGAAGAGAACCGAAAAGAAATGGAAATCTTGAAAGAGAAAATGCAGGAAGAAGAAGCAAGGAAAAAGAAACTGGATAAAGAAGCAGCAGCCTATGACATGGCTTTGCGGAACCTAAGATTCATAGACCAGCATTTGAAATTAAAAGAAAATAACTACAGGAAGATGCACGGTTTTCCGCTGATTAGGAGGAGAAATGGAAAGAAAAGGTGATTTTAAAGCGTTTATGTACGGGAGACAAGCAGGAAGGTGCATAGGCAGTAGGAGACCAAGGAAGCAAAGAGTAAGGAATGCAAAGAAGGGAAAATAAAATGAATAGGTTTGAAAAAAACTGGAAACGCATCCTGGAACTAATAAATAGTGGGAAAACAGATGAAGAAATAGTAGAACTAGTAGAAGGCCACACCTTAGCAGGAATCAGGAAGATAAGGAGAAACATGAACTATTATCAAAAGAGAGTGGATGAAGCAGAGAAAACCGAAAGCATGACATTTGAAGAGGAATGGACGAAGGCTGTTAATAAGATTCGAGCTTATTATGGAAAACAGCCATTAGGAGGTGAAGCATGAAGAAAGACGATCTAATCAAAGGAAAGACATATCTCCGCAAGCACAAAGCAACTATGCACAGCAGATATGGCAACAAAGAAGCCGAAGCAGAGGGCTATATTGAATGTATGCAGGTGACACCGGCAGGGGCAGTATTTTATCAGAGTGGAAATTTGCTTAAACTGACGGATGAGGAGATTGAAAGAGAGGTAAGGGAAGAACAGTGAAATTTATTGATTTTTTTGCCGGAGTCGGAGGGTTCCGCAGGGGAATGGAACTGGCAGGACATGAGTGCGTAGGCTTTTGTGAGTTTGACAAGTTTGCAACTGCAAGCTATACGTCCATGCACTTGCTTACACCAGAACAGAGAGATTCCATGGGCAAGATGCCACTGAAACAACGACAAAAAGAAATACTAAAGGAGGAGTACAGAAATGGACAATGGTATGCAAATGACATTAGAAGAGTGTATGCCGGGGACATTCCAAAAGCAGATTGCTGGTGCTTCGGATTCCCTTGCCAGGATATCTCAGTTGCCGGAAAACAGCTTGGATTTCAAGGAAACCGCTCAAGTCTGTTTTTCAGAGTTATGTACCTTATCGGGCAGCTCGAAGAAGAAGATAAACCCACTTACCTTTTCATTGAGAACGTTAAGAATCTGCTTAGTGTTAATGGAGGATGGGATTTCGCCAGGCTGCTCATTGAAATGGAGCAGGGGGGGTACGATACAGAATGGCAAGTGCTCAACTCTAAAGACTTCGGAGTGCCCCAAAACAGAGAAAGGGTGTTCATTATCGGACATCTTAGAGGGCGAAGTGCCTCAGAAGTATTTCCTGTCGAAGGAGCAAACGGAGAAAATAGTGTTCACTTAATTTTAGATGGATGTATTAACGGAAGGAATTCCCAAAGAGATAGAATATATAGCAAGAGTGGATTATGCCCTACAATAGCAACTAAACCTGGAGGGAATACGGAGCCAAAAGTTGCAATTCCCTGCTTTACTGATTTGAGTTATGAAAAAAACAAATTAACAGATACTGCAAGATGTTTGCAGGCAAGATATTACAAAGGAATAGCTAACCGTAAAGCAGAATTTTCTGGTGTCGCAATCCCAGTTCTCACCCCAGACAGATCAGAGAAAAGACAGAATGGAAGAAGATTTAAAGAAGACGAAGAACCAATGTTTACCCTGACAGGACAGGATAGGCATGGTGTCGCTATTGAAGTTAAAGAGGCAACGAAACAGGGATATGCTGAATGCAGAGTAGGAATTGACAGTGTAAATTTTGCAGTTCCAAACAGTAAAACGAGAAGAGGAAGAGTAGGACGTGAAATTGCAAATACGCTTGATACAGGATGTAACCAGGGAATATTTGTCCAGGTATCAGGAGAATTAACTGTATATGCAGTTTGGTACGAAAAATATCAATGTTACATAGCAATCAGGAAATTAACGCCGAGGGAATGCTTCAGACTGCAAGAATGGACAGATGATTATTTTGAGAAAGCAGCATTTGTTAGTTCGGATAGCCAGTTGTACAAGCAGGCAGGAAATGGAGTTACAGTGACGGTTATTGAAGCAATAGCGAAAAAACTGGGGAGAGTGCATAAAATATAGGAATAGAGGTACGGGAAGATGGACGAAAAGAAAGTTAGAGAAGCAATCAAAGCATTAAAAATTACAATTGATATAGGCAAACAAAAGATTGAGTATAACAAAACTTTTGAACCTAAAAATGATAATGAACCGATAGAGAAAAGTATTGAACATGCAAAAACTGCAATCGAAGCACTGGAAAAGCAGTTACCGAAGAAGCCGACATATGACGGAGATGGTTATGCACCAGACGGAACATTTATATGGGATGAATGGTTATGCCCTCATTGTGGCAGCGGGTACGAGGTAGATTATGACGATTATAGCTACTGTCCGAATTGCGGACAGCGGATTGACAGGGAGGAAGAATAGAATGAACGTACTAGAGAAGATTTTAGAAGAGATTGAAAATCATGCGATAGAGTTTGAATCTTTCGGAATGTGTGATGATTATGTGAGCATTGGATGGGTAAAAGAAATCATCCGCTCTCACATGGATGAAGTTTCAGGCATGCGTGGAAAGAGGTTGATTGATGCGAATGCACTAGATGAAGAAGTGAGAAATTTCTTCCTCGCAATTACAGGCGATCCAAGCCAAGCAATGGTAGTCAGAGAATGTAAAGAATCATTTAGGAGAATAATTGATGAGCAGCCAACAGTATATAAAGCTAATGATTGGATTCTGGTGGATGAGAGGCTGCCGGAAGCAAGACAACACGACAATGGAGAACCGATAGAATTTATCGCAATGATAAAAGGGGCAGGAGTTCCGACTGTGTTATCAATAAACGAACAAGATAAGTGGTTTAGATATGATGAAATGTTTTGTGGAGAAGGGCGCTATAACAATTATGATGTTGTAGCATGGCAGCCACTTCCAAACCCATACAAAGGAGAATAACGACATGAGCATGCTAATAGGAATAATAGCATTTTTGGCCGGAACATTAATCGGCGCAATCATAATGGCCCTTGTTTTTGCTGCAACAAGAAGTGCAGAAAAAGAGGAGGAACTTATGAACTACATAGAAAGAGGAGAACACGATGGAAAATAAAACTTGTGCAACTTGTACGGAAAATGACGGAGGCCTGTGCGATTTAAAAGGCGTCCTAATAGAAGATGATGATACATGTGAAAGATGGAGCAATAAGCAAGCAGACTGGCGAGAACATATGCTGCATACGTTTTTGGCAGGACATTAATTAAAATAAACTTTAGCGGAGGGATAAGATGAAGGTTGAAAGAATAATACCAAGGACAATCACATATAGGATTGTTCCAAATAGGGGAGATGATGAATACAGTTCCTGTATGTGGGCGCGATACATATTTGATTGTGATAATGGGAGATTGAATATCAATAGTGACGCTGGAGATTATTCATACGGATGGGGTTATAACGAACATGAAGATTTCATGCATTTAATGTCTCGCATAAATGGTTCGTATCTTTTGAATAAAATATCTTCTCCGCATGTATTTAATATCGGGAAAAGCAAGGTAAAAACAATAGAAAACCTTGAGTTGTATGAAGCTGATTATTTAGGCATTAGAAATCGACTGGACTCTATATGTGAGGAAATAGAAGATATTGATAGCCTTTCAAGCGAAGAAACATTCCTCAGAGAAATGGAAAGAATTGTGCCGGGGATTGATTGGGAAAGCGTAGAGGTTGTAAAAGAATACCCGTATGGTGCCAAGGTAGTGGTCGATTTGTTTGAGAAATATATACAGCCGAAAATCAGAGAAGATTTTGCGAGCTAAAATAAACTTTAGTGGAGGTAAAAGAACATGAAGAAAAAATTATTTATAGCAGCAGTTATCGGAGCAACAGCATTAGCAGGATGTGATACAGAAGCAAACAGAGTATCCTACAATCTTTCTCAGGAAGCGGATAATTTTAATGATATCCGGCAGATTACGGTAATTAATTGTTTACAGGGAGATGTTCTCTTCCAAATGACCGGAAAGATGTCCATTACAGCAGATACGGCAGACAACCAACTGGAAGTGATTGTAGAGGATGAAAAAGGAGAATACAAGAAACATTTTATTGGTCTGAGTGATAATGTGACCTATGTGGTAGAGGATGTGACAGCAGGAGATGTGGAGAAATATAAATACACATTAAACTTTAATCCTGAAATGTGGCTGCCTTATGAAGTTGAGACGATAGATTAAAGAAGGTGACTAAATGGAAGATAGATGCATATGTTGCGGGGAAATAATCCCAGAGGGACGGCAGGTATGTAAGGAGTGCCAGGAAGGAGGCAGCAGCAGGATGATGAAGAATGGTTCAGGGGCAGCAGTACCAACGGAAGAAGCTGCCATAAGGAATATAGCAAAAGAGAAGAACAAGTATGTAAGCCAGGTATTTAATAGCATTGAAACAACATTGAGTCTTATGGGATATAGCATGGATGAAATACATATCAGGGACAAGAAGAGTGGAAAGCGGTATAGTAGAAAGAGGTGATTCCGGTGGAGAAATCAGTATTGAGCGATTACATAGACTGCTGTGAACTGATAAAAGAAACAGAGAAGGACATTCAAAAATTACGGAGAAAAAAGAAAACTATTATTCAGACAAATGTATCTGGAAGTAATCCGGATTTTCCGTATAATCCTATGCATTTTAAAATTCAAGGAACAGCATTTACATACTCAGAAGATGGTCAACTTCGGATGGAAGAAAAATTACTTGAGGAAAGAAAAGAAGAATGTGTGAGAATGAAACTGGAAGTTGAAGCTTGGATAAACACAATTCCCAAAAGGATGCAGAGGATTATTAGATATAAGTTTTTTCAAGGACTGACATGGGAACAGACGGCTGCAAAGATTGGGAGAAAAGCAACTGCAGAGGGAATCAGAATGGAATTACAAAGGTTTCTTGATAATAAATAAAAATTTGTTCGTTTTGTTCACATTGTTCGTTTTTGAAATGTTATACTGTAGACTAGATTAAAAGGTTAAATCTGATTAGCCAGTTAAAATCCTTCGTATAACGGCAGCAGGGTGTCACAGCCCTGTTGCTGTATCAGGCTCAGACGGTAACGCCTATATGGTGCCTTGAAAGGTAAATGCCATAAAAGACCGTCAATTCTCTTTTTATATAAAGGTATTTTATTACACAGTGCCGGTAAGAGGCAGTCTACTTCATGGTTATGTTACTGCCATAACAAAATCAGTCGCAGAAGGCTGGAAACCATCAGGCAACCGGTATAACGGCACATATGGGTTGCAAGTTTGGAAAGTAGCTCAGTTGGCAGAGCAGGAAACAATTCCAAGTCCCAGGTTCGATTCCTGGCTTTCCGATTCTCCTAAATGGAGACCATCCCAAAATACTTTTTTTCAAACACCCTGTAGAAATATGGGGTGTTTTGTTGTATGATAAAAGAAAAAAAGTGAGGGAGAATAGTAGTGGAAAAAAGTAAAGCAACTAAAACTGCACTAATGGTTTGCATGATAATATCTGCAATCGGGATTATCATTTTGGAAAGTGCAGGGTGCAAAGATTTGAGAAAAGCAGTCGCTAGTATTTTTTTGTTTTTATCCGGAAAAAGAGCATTGTTTTGTAATATTTTTCTTGGTATTTTAGCAAGTGCATTCTGTATGTATATTGGCGAATGTGTGTCAATATGCGTTATGCGAAAAACTGCACGAACAGAGATAATAGAGTTAGCTGATGAATTATGGCCTGTGATTTATATAAAACCTGGGAGAGGAAGAGAATCCTATGTTCGAAATGCGTATGAATTTATTAAATATCAAAGTGAGATAAAACGACTTCATCAAGAATACGACAGAAAAAAAGAGACAGTTGGATTAATTATAGAGTTATTGCATCAATTATTAGAGACATATAAGCTGATATATGAGAATGACACAATGAAAAACAATAATTATAAATTCTATGTAGAACATTTGGAAAAATATAAAGATTATATCATGAATAATAGAAAATTTATGGAAGAGTTAAAAAATGAATTTGATAAATACAAAAAAATTATGGAAGATAGAATTGATGAATGTGTTGAACAAATTACAAAAATTGAAAAAAAGTATGAAAAAATAATTGATTTGTTTAAAAAAGAAAATTTATAAGACACCTATCCAGGGTGTCTTTTCTAATCCCCATAAGGACCCTTAACTCAGTAGGTTAGAGTACCCGGCTCATAACCGGGCAGCCCTGGGTTCGAGCCCCAGAGGGTCCATTTACAAAACAAACGAAGAGAGGTGGTGATGTTTGGATGGAGAAGTAAAGGCAACAAATGCAGAACTTGCCTATCAGGATTACCTAAAAGGCATGAAGTACAAAGAAATAGCCGAGAAATATGGCGTGACCATAAATACAGTAAAATCCTGGAAAACCAGATACAAATGGTTAAAGGATGGTAAAAAAAGTGTGCACACAAAAACAGGAAAGGTGTGCACACAAAAAACTGATAAAAACAATGTAAAAAAAGAAGCCATTGCAGAAGCGGTTGAGCAGGTAATAGAAAATACTGAATTAACCGATAAGCAAAGGCTTTTTTGTGTTTTGTATGTCAAGTGTTTTAATGCTACAAAGGCGTATCAGAAAGCATACGGATGCAGTTACGAAACAGCTATGGTACGAGGAAGCGAGACATTAAGAAATGTTAAGATAAAAAATGAAATTCTAAGGTTAAAACAGAACCGTCTAAACCGGGAAATGCTAGACGAATCTGATATCTTTCAGAAGTACATGGACATAGCCTTTTCAGACATAACAGATTTCGTAGAATTTGGCCAGGAGGATGTCCCAGTGATGGCAGTATACGGACCAGTACAGGTGAAAGATGAGGAAACAGGAGAAAAGAAAACCCTCACGAAAAGGGTAAATGTTGTTCGCTTCAAAGATTCCTCAGAAGTAGATGGAACCCTGATTGCAGAAGTAAAACAGGGGAAAGATGGCGCAAGCATAAAGCTGCCAGACAAAATGAAAGCCCTGGAATGGCTTGGAGAGCATATGGATATGGCAACAGAGGAACAAAGAGCAAGAATTGAAAATATAAAGGCTAAGACAAAACAAATAAAAGGTTCCGGACAGGATGAAACAGAAGATAAGGTGATGAAACTGTTTGAAGCCATTGGAGGTGCATTAGATGCTGAATCTTAGCAAAGCATATACACCAAAGCAAATAGAAATCCTAAGAGCCTGTAGAAATACAGATTGGTTCCTGCTCATAAATCATGGGGCAAAGCGGTCTGGCAAAACGCAGTTGGATAACGATATCTTCCTGCAAGAGTTGATTCGTGTTAGAAAAACTGCAGATAAACTGGGAATTGACACACCACAGTACATTCTTGCTGGATATTCCATGGGAAACATTCAGGATAACATTTTGACAGAGTTATCCAATAAATATGCATTTCAGTTTAAATTTGATAAATTCAATAATTTTACTTTATTTGGTGTAAAGATAGTACAGACATCACATGGGAATATCAGTGGACTTGGACGCATCCGAGGAATGACAGCATTTGGTGCGTATATCAATGAAGCATCTTTGGCAAATCAGGAAGTATTTGACGAAATCAAAGCAAGGTGTTCGGGAGCTGGCGCCAGGATTATTGCAGATACCAACCCAGATCACCCAGAACATTGGCTTTTGAAAGATTATATAAAATCAACAGCAGCAGGCATTATGAATTTCCATTTCTGTTTGGATGATAACACCTTCCTGGATGAGCGCTATATCAAAAATATCAAAGAATCTACACCAAAAGGAATGTTCTACGATAGGGGGATTAATGGTGCATGGGTTTCTGGAGAAGGGGTCGTGTATCCTGATTTTGACCAGAATGTCCATGTGATTACACCATTGCAGGCAAAACAAATCATCTTTGACAGGGTGTTTTGCGGAGTTGACTGGGGCTGGGAACACTGGGGTGCTATTGTGGTGGTTGGCGTTAAAGGCAGCAGCTACTATATTGTTGAAGAACATGCTGCACAGCATAAGTATATTAAAGACTGGATAACAGTAGCGAAGGATATCATCAGACGTTATGGTGATGTCCCTTTTTATTGCGATCCAGCAAGACCAGAACATATTGCAGCGTTTCAGAATGCAGGCATTAACGCTTATATGGGGAACAATCGGGTACTTTCTGGCATTGAAGCCATTGCTACTTTAATGACGAACAAACAATTTTTTATTGTATATTCACAGTGCCCAAGGTTCAGGGAAGAAATTTACAAATATATCTGGAAGAAAAATACCGGAGAACCATTAAAAGAAAATGATGATGTTCTATGTGCAATCCGATATGGTATTTATTCTGATATGACAGTGAATGAAATTGAGCTACCTGGACAAAGCATGGCTGAACAGGCAGAGAAATTGAAAGGAATGTTTTAAATGTTAGAAGTAAATAAATTTGAACATGGGACAGATACAGCACATCACACCTCAAAAAGTTTCCAGCAATTGTACGGACCAGAGACAAACCGCTCCTATCGTGCTAATAGCGCAGAGGAAATTTTGGATGATGTGAATAAACTGGCTTCCATGATTCGAAACCATCATGAGGTCCAATGTCCCAGACTTGAGGCATTAGATGACTATATAAAGGCTAGAAATAATGGAATATACAGTGACAATTCTAGGAGAAATGAAGAAGAAAGAGCAGACCACAGGGCGGCTCATAATTTTGCTAAGGTCATCAATGTATTTGATGTTGGTTACAATACAGGAGTTCCTATCAAAAAAGTAAGTGATAATGAAAAAATAAATGAAATCATTGCAGAATACGATAAGGAAAATGATATTGAAGCTCTGGACAGTGAACTGTGGCGGGACATGAAAAAGTATGGAAGAGCTTACGAACTCCAATACAGAAATAAACAGGATAAAGACAGATCTGTTATTAGTAATGTGTTTGAAACTTTTGTATGTTATGGGTTAGATGTGGAAAGAACACCACTTTTTGCGGTACGTTATCCGAGATACAAGGTAGAAACTCAGGAATTTACTACCGTTACTGTTTATACGGATAAAGAGATTATTACCTATAAACCATGCCAGATGAATGCACTGAGGTTGGAAGAAGAGAAAAGGGAACACCATTATTGGGAAGAAGTGCCAATTACAGAGTATTCACCGGACAGATATCGCATGAGCGGATACGAAGATGTAATCCCTCTCATTGATTTATATGATGCAGCGCAATCAGATACCGCTAATTATATGACAGATTTAAATGAAGCAACCATGATAATTACAGGAAATCTAAATCTGAATAAATATAAAACGGACGATCTTATAAAAATGAAAAAAGCAAATTTAATGCTTTTAACAGAAGGAGTGAACCCAGATGGAAGTAAATCGCAGACAGATGCAAAATACATTTATAAGCAATATGATGTAACAGGGACAGAAGCCTACAAAGAAAGACTACAAAAAGATATTCATAAGATTTCCTTTGTGCCGGATTTAACAGACGATTCTTTTTCCGGAACTCAGTCGGGGGAGGCTATGAAGTACAAATTATTCGGATTCCAGCAGATGGCAAAGACAGGACAGCGAGGGTTCAAAAAAGGACTTATGCGAAGATATCGGCTGCTTCTGAACATGAAAAACTACGTGAATGAAGCTGATAATGCGAGCCTTGATAATTTAACCATTACATTCACACCAAACCTTCCAAAAGCTGTATTGGAAGAGTTGAAAACACTTGTCGATTCCGGTATGGAAATTAGCCAGGAAACCCTCATGGGACTTGCCTCCTTCATTGATGATGTGAAAGCAGAGTTAGAAAAAATCCAGAAAGAGGAAAAAGAAAACGAGCAAGACCCTGTTATGGCTTCTATGTTTGGAAATCAGGTGCGGCAGGATGATGGGGGGGCAGAAGTTCAGGGTAAATCATTAAATGGTGCCCAGACACAAAGCCTTATTGCTATTATGTCACAATTTAGTGCTGGAACTCTTTCGGAAGGACAGGCAGTAAATTTGATATCTACAGCAATTGGAATTAACAAAGATGAGGCAAGGGCAATATTAGATGGAGAATTATAAATGAGTTCACAGGAATACTGGAAAAAAAGAGAAACAGCCCAGCAAAGGAAAAATATCAGGGATGATGCAGCATATCAAAAGCAGATAGCAGAAATTCACCAGAACATGTTAGACGAAATCCAGAAGGAAATTAATGGGTTTTATGTCCGATATGCGAAGAAGGAAGGAATTACCATTGCGGAAGCCAAGAAACGTGCATCTAAACTAGATATTGAAGAATATGCTAGGAAAGCCAAGAAGTATGTGGCAGAAAAAGATTTCTCAGATAAGGCTAATGAAGAGATGCGCCTTTATAACCTTACCATGAAAGTGAATCGTCTGGAACTGTTAAAAGCTAAGATTGGCCTGGAACTGGTCAGTGGGTTTGATGAACTGGAAAAGCTTCTGGGAGAAAAATTAACAGAAAAGACATTGGAGGAGCTGGAAAGACAGGCTGGAATCCTTGGAAAATCCATACAGGATAATGCTAAAGCGGCACATGCTATTGTAAATGCTTCTTTCCATAACGCAACTTTTTCAGACCGTATCTGGATGTACCAGGACATGCTACAGGCAGATTTATCGAAACTTTTGCAGCAGAACATCATACAGGGAAAACACCCAAGAGAACTTGCTACACATCTTAGAAAGCGTTTTGGAGTAAGCCAATTCAATGCAGAACGTCTTATGATTACAGAGTCTGCCAGAATACAGACAGAAGCCCAGAAGCAATCCCTGGAAAGGAACGGGTTTGAATATTACGAATACATAGCCTGTGGCAAGAGCGATGTATGTGAAATCTGTAAAAGACTGGATGGAAAACATTTTAAAGTCAAAGATATGATGATTGGCGAGAATGCGCCTCCTATGCATCCTTTTTGCCATTGTTCTACAGCGGCATGGGAAGATAACGAAGAGTATGAGGCATGGATGGATTTTCTGGACAAGGGTGGTACTACTGCTGAATGGGAGAAATTGAAAAAGAAAGGGAAAACCATTGCAAAGCAAGTTGATTCTGATACAATGATTCCATCAGGTGCAAAAGAGGTAGCAGATGTGCATACAGTAGGAAAAATTGATAAAGAAATTTACAAATGCATTACAAAGGATATTGTGACGGATGAAGTTATTATTACAGATAACCAGATTCAACATATTAAAGACAGACATCCAAATGATTATGAAAGATTTTCCTCTTATTTTGAGGAGATAGTTGCCAGTCCTGATTATATCATAGAAGCCAATAAACCAAGCACAGCGTTAGTTTTAAAAGAAATAAAAGTGGCTCAGGAGGTATTCAAAACGGTGATTCGTTTGGCAACGTCTCAAGATAATCCAAAATACAAGAATTCAATCATCACGTTTATGAAAATAGATGAAAAAGAGTGGAAAAGATTATTGAGGAACAAGAAAATTCTTTACAAGAGGGAATAATCAATGTATTATAGAAGTATGATAAGAACAGAGCTCTTTGAGGTGGAAGATTTCGTGCGGTCCACACGCCGCCGGTACTGACAGGGAAAATCCCGAGAGATGCAGGAGAAGCGCACGCCTGCCAAAGAGTTCTAGTTCTTTGATAGAATATTTTTTATATAGTTTTCTATACCATCAGTTAGAAATGACTGGTGGTATTTTTATGCCCATTTTTAGGGAAAGGCGGTGATGTATTTGATTGTAGTAAAAATCCGTGAAAATAGCTTGATTATAGATGGCCATGCAGGATATGAGGAAAAAGGAAAAGATATTGTATGTGCAGGAGTGACAGCCCTTACGCAAAACTTGGTGAAATCCATAGAGGATTTGACAGAGGAGAAAATAGAATATGATATCTCGCCCGGAAGGGCTGATATAAAGTATAGGAATCTTTCAGAGAAAGCAAAAACTCTGGTGGATTCCTTTTTCATTGGCATCTGCATGATTGCAGATGAATTTCCTGACTATGTAAAAATTGTTTGAAAGGAGAAAAAGATGCGTAACAAAGTATTTAAAACCATGCTGCAGTTATTTGCAGAAGAACCAGGAGGAAACCCAGCTCCACCGAACCCAGAGGGTAAACCGGAAGTGACAGATCCAGAGACCCCGCCAGCTCCTGAGGCCAAATATACCGAAGAAGATATTGAGCGTATGAGAAAAGAATGGGAGAAGAGCGCAAAGGCAGCAGAAGAAGAAGCAAAAAAGCTTGCCAAAATGAATGCCCAGGAGAAAGCAGACTATAAGAATAAGCAGTTGGAAGATAAGATTGCAGAACTGGAAAACGAGAAAGCTTTATCCAATATGAGGGATGAAGCAAGAAAAATGCTGTCTGAAAAGAATATCAATATTTCAGATGAGCTGCTTGCTTTTATGGTATCGAAGGATGCAGGGGAAACAAAAAAAGCAGTAGATTCCTTTGTGGAGCTTTTTAATGCAGCAGTAAATGAGGCGGTAAAAGGAAAAGCCCGCCAGGAAACTCCCAAGGATGGTGGCGGATTTTCTGCATCCAAAGCAAGCTTAGGAATCGGAGATATGGCAAGAGAAGCAAGAATTATTAAATAGTGGAGGTAAAATAACATGAACAAAAATAGAAAGTATGGAATGCAGTTATTTGCACAGACAATCAACCCGGACAACGTAACCATGTACGAACAGAAAGATGGCACTATCCCAGAGAAATATAATAAATTGATTTTAAAAGAAATCATCAACAACAGCAAAGTGATGCAGCTTGCAAAGTATGAGGAAATGAATGGGAAAGAGAAAGAATTTGAATATTTTGCCAAAGGCCCTGGAGCTTACTGGGTAGGTGAAGGTGAGAAAATCCAGACTTCTAAACCGCAGTGGATGAAAGCTAAGATGGTTGCTAAGAAGTTGGGTGTTATCATCCCATGTTCCAGAGAGTTTCTGCATTACAAAATGTCTGATTTCTTTGAGCAGATGAAGCCAAAGATTGCAGAAGCCTTCCATCAGAAATTTGATGATGCAGCTATCCGAAATGTAGATAATCCATTTCCTCAGTCTTTGGAAGAATCTGCAGTAGCAGCAGGCAATGTGATTAGTGGAGGTATTAACTACGATAATATCCTTTCCATGGAAGATGCATTAAACGATGCGGATTACGATGTAAATGCATTTATTTCTACCAAAAAGAATCGTAGTACACTTCGCAATGTACATAAAATTGAAAATGGAGTAATTGTGGAAAGCCTGTATGACAGAGGTGCTAATACCATTGACGGACTCCCGGTTGTGGATCTGAAAGGTATGGCAAAAGGAAACCTCTATGCAGGAGATTTCGATTATATGTACTATGGAATCCCGTTTGGTATGTCTTATAAGCTGGATGAATCCGCACAGTTATCTACACTGAAAAATGAGGATGGTACACCGGTGAACCTGTTTGAACAGGAATTAGTAGCCCTTAGAGTCACTATGGATGTAGGATTTATGATTGTAAAAGATGAAGCTTTTGCAAAATTGGAAAAGGCAGAATCCAAGCTGGGAAAACTTACGGTTCAGTCTGCAGCAGGTACTGAGAAGGGAGATACTAAAATTACTGTAACTCCTTCAAAGACAGGTGGAAATACATACAAGTATAAAATTTCTGAAGAAGAAGTGAGTGTTGCATATGGACAGAATGTAAAGACATGGTCTGTGTGGGATGGAACTGCAGATATTACTGCAGAAACAGGAAAAAACATTACTGTAGTGGAGTGTAATGCAGAGTACCAGGCAATGAAAGCTGGAACAGCTGTTGTAACAGCGAAAGCCTAAGAAGGTGTATGTATGCTTAAAAAATTAAAGCAGATGCTTGGACTTTTAGAAGAAGATGAATCCATGGACGATAAATTGTCCTGGATTCTTGATTCTACACAATCCAGACTAAAGGTGCTTCTTGGAGGTGCGGAGCCTGGAAGCGATTTGGAATACATTGTAATTGAAGTTTCCATTGCCAGATATAATCGAATTGGTTCAGAAGGGCTTTCTACTCATACGGTAGAAGGAGAAAGCCAGAATTTCCAAGAATCTGATTTTGCGGCTTATATGGACGATATACGGGCATATAAAGAAGCCCACAACCAGGATGAGGCAAAAGGAGGGATTCTCTGGATATGAGATACGATACACCAGTCTATTTCCAGGAAATTACTCCAGGGGAGTATGACCCAGAAACAGGGGATTACAGGGAAGATACGATACAGGAGACAAAACGCCTGGCATCTGTTATGAACACAGGGGAAGAGACGTTAAAGTTACTCTATGGCAGTATCAAACAAGGAAGCCTTACTATTCAGCTTCAAAATCATTATAACGCCCCGTTCAGTCGCATACGCATTGGAGAGACTATCTACCAGGCAGATGTTTCCAGGAAGCTTAGGGTAAAGCATATGTTTATTGTATCGGAGGTGCAGGGATGCCAAAAGTAAAGATTGTAGGCGTGGAAAAGCTGCAAAAGAAACTGAGAAGAAATGCAGCTATGGAGGATGTAAAGAAAGTAGTGCGCCACAACGGAGCGGAGATGCAGGCAAAAGCCCAGAGAAATGCTCCTATTGACACAGGTAACTTGCGTAGAAGCGTAGGGCTGGAAATACGAGACAACGGTTTAACCGCAGAATCCGAAGCAACAGCAGAATATGCAGGATATGTGGAATATGGAACCAGATACATGAAAGCACAGCCTTATATGCGGCCAGCCTTCGAGGAGCAGAAAACTAAGTTCCGAAATGACATGAAGAAATTAACGAGGTGACACCATGGACCCACAGCAGGAAATCTTCACAGAATTGTTATTAAGAATTAAAGCATTGGGATATGACGTATTTGACGGGGAACTTCCGCCAGAGAATACACCATATCCTTTTGTATATCTTGGGGATATGCAGCAGACAGACCGTAATACAAAAACAGAGGTTATTGGTAGCACATTCCCTTCTATCCATATCTGGCACAGCAGCCCAAAGAAACGGGGAACAATATCAAAGATGCTGCGGGAAATCAAACTTGTGTGCCGGAGGATAGAAAAAACAAAGAATTACTCTTGGTTTGTAAAAAATATGAACCAGAGAATTATCACAGATACTACAACAAAGACTCCACTTCTTCATGGGATTTTGGAAGTGGAGTTTGCTTTTAGTTAGGAGGAAACAGGTATGAATAGATATAAATTACAGTTATTTGCAGAAGCGGTATCTGGAAAGAAAATTGTTTATATGTACAGGATGCTGGCTGATGCAAAGAAGGAGGCAGCTACGCATCTGGCTTTTACTACAGAAAACAGTATTTCTATTAGCAGAGATGCAGATACCACAGAAACCAAAGATGGTCCAATCCGAACTCCAGGAGCAGTAGAAATTGAAATTACTACCACAGCACTTCTGGCACAGGGGGATGTAATGGTAGATAAACTGCAAAAAGCTCTTATCAACGGAGACAAGGTAGAAGTTTGGAAAATTAATTTGAAAGAGCCTGGAACTGAGGGTAATAAGTTTAAAGCAAAATATTATCAGGCATATGTAACAGAGTTTGAAGAAACTTCAGGGGCAGAAGATTATGTAGAGTGTTCTTTGACCTTTGGAATCGAAGGAACTGGAGCAGACGGAGAAGTAACACTTACGGTAGAACAGCAGGAAATGATTGAATTGTATGGATTTAAAGATATCGCAAAAGAAGGAGAATGAAAATTATGATGGAATTAACAATTAACGGACAGGTGTATCAGTTTAATTTTGGAATGGGATTTTTAAGAGAAATGAATAAAAAACTTATTATCCCAGAAGAAGGCATTAAAGGGAAAAGTAAAGAAGTTGGACTGCGATATGCGGTGGCTGGCATTATGGATGGAGATTTAGAACAGTTGGAAGAAGTGTTGGATACTGCTAATAAAGGCATGGAACCAAGAGTTACAAAACCCCTTTTAGATGCCTATATTGAAGAAGAAAGTACGGATATTGACAGCCTGTTTGATGAGGTGCTGGATTTTTTAGAGAAAACAAATGCTACGAAGAACACAGTGAAAAATATCAGAAGGGACATTGCCAAAGCAGAACAGATGGAAGCGGCAAAGAATGCGGAGAAATAGAAGAAGATTTTGAACAGGTATATAGGGAAATGGCAATAAATTGTTTCCGATACCTTGGTTTTCGAAGTCTGGAACAGGTGAATAAGCTCACAATACCGGAATATGAGCTTCTTATGGAAGCTTTGGAATTAAGACAGGTAGATCAAGAGTATTGGACACACTGGCAGGCTTTTTTGAATTACGCTGTAAAAGCAGAAAAAAGAATAGGCAAGAATAAAACTAGACCGGTATATCAGAAGTTTAGTAAATTCTTTGATTATGAGAGACAGATAGATAGAGTAAAGAATAAAAAGAAATCTCAGGATAGATTTTCTGGGATTGGAAGATTTTTAAAGAAGGGAGGCTGAATCTATGGCAGAGAGTTTTTCTGTAAAGGCAATTCTATCGGCGAAAGATGCAAACTTTTCCAGTGCATTTAAAAAGGCTATAAATTCAGCTAACCAATTGAAAGAGACCGTTACTAGCGGCTTTGGATTTGGAATTATGATGGGAGCTGGACAAAAGGCTTTTTCTGTCATAAGCGGTGGAATTGGTAATATGGTATCAGAAATGGGAAATGCGTCTGCAGCCTGGAAAACTTTTCGAGGAAATATGTCTATGAACGGAAAGCCTCAGGCTGAGATTGCAGATATACAGAGTTCTTTGCAAAAATTCGCTGCAGATACTGTTTATTCTGCATCCGATATGGCTTCTACTTTTGCACAGCTTTCTGCTGTAGGAACAAAGAATACAGAAAAACTGGTAAAAGGATTTGGTGGTTTAGCAGCAGCAGCAGAAAACCCACAACAAGCCATGAAAACTCTTTCTCAGCAAGCAACTCAGATGGCGGCAAAACCCAAAGTAGCATGGGAAGATTTTAAATTGATGTTGGAACAAACTCCAGCAGGAATGTCACAAGTAGCAAAAGCAATGGGGAAAACAACACAACAGCTCATTTCAGATATTCAAGCCGGAAAAGTTAAGACAGAAGATTTCTTAGATACAATAGCAAAAGTGGGAACCAGTGACGGCTTTATGAAAATGGCAACACAATACAAGACCGTTGGGCAGGCAATGGACGGATTGTCAGAGACAGCAAGCAATAAACTGCTTCCTGCTTTTGATGTGGTATCGGAATACGGAATTAAAGCTGTTGAAAAACTATCTGGTGCTTTTGATAAGATAGACGGAAATGTCCTTGCGGGTAAGGCAAAAATAGGGCTTGAAACGGTTTCTAAATATTGGGATGCCTTTGTTGCAAATATGTCTGGCGTAGGAACTGCATTTTCAGACGCTTTCTCTGCAGTCGGAGCGGCATTTTCGGAACTTACAGGAGAAATTGGTTCCGATACCAGTATTAAAAGTTTTGGAGATGCTGTACAAGTAGCAGCTGGATACCTAAAAACATTTGCAGGATTCCTGGAAGATAATGCAGACAAAACTGCATTGGTATTACAGCATTTGCCGCAATTGTTACTTGCATACAAAGGATTCAAAATTGTGAAAGCGGTTGTCCCGTTCGTAAGTGCATTTTCAGGCGCGATTGTGAAGCTTGCCGGAAAAGGAATTACAAGTTTGGCTGGAAAATTATTTGGCATTGCGGCTGGAACGAAAGCAACAGGAGCAGCAAGCAAATCTAGTTCTGGTTCAATCCTAAAATCAGCACAGGCGTTTATGATGATGGCAGGAGCGGTTCTACTGATAAGCGGCGGTTTTGCATTGCTCGCTCTTTCAGCGGTAGCAGTAGCAGAATCAGGTGGCCTTGCAATCGGCGTCTTAATAGGGATGGCTGCAGCAGTAGCAGGCGTTGCCGTGGGAATGATGTTTCTTCTTAAATCCATGAAGGGAAGTAAAAGCCTAGTACAAACAGCCACGGCATTTTTAGTCCTTGGGGCAGCTATCTTGGTTGTAAGCGCAGCATTTGCTGTACTTGCAGCCACATCTATAGCCCTGGCAAATGCAGGACCATTGGCAATTGCTGTTATGGCGGGCATGGTAGTAGCGATTGGAGCGTTGATGTTAGTTGCAAAAAATGTGGCTCCTGTTTTGACGGCTGGAGCAGTTGGTTTGATTGCTTTTGGAGCAGCATGTATTTTAGTGGGGACAGGAATGGCGGTTATGACTGCTTCTTCCATTGCCCTGGCGAATGCAGGACCTCTTGCTATTGGAGTAATGGTAGGGATGGTTGCAGCAATTGCACTTCTAGCGGCTGGAGCGGCAGCTTTGGGACCAGCATTAACCGTAGGAGCAGTAGGATTTCTTGCTTTTGGAGCAGCACTTGTTCTTGTTGGAGTTAGTGCAATTTTGGCTTCGACGGCTATTGTCATTTTGTCAACAGCTCTCCCAACCCTTGCAGAATATGGATTGCAAGGGGCTGTTTCTATTCTAGCTTTGGGGGCAGCCATGGGGGTATTTGCTGCAGGTGCAATTATAGCGGGTGCTGGTGCAATTGTTCTTGGTGCAGGATTTTTAGTAGCAGGTGCAGCAGCTTTAGTGGCAGGGGCTGGAGTCCTGGTGTTGGCTGCTGGAACGTTGGTTTTAGGAGCCGGTTTGGTAGTAACAGCGGCATCCGTAACTGTATTAGCATCTGCTTTGCCGTTAGTAGGTACAGGAGCAATGAGTAGCGCTGTGGCTTTTACCGCATTACTTGCAGTGACTGTTGCATTAGGTACATCTCTTTTATTAATAACAGCTTCTTTTGTGGCATTTGGAGTTGGAATTATAACGGTAACGGTTGGGGTAACAGCGTTTGGAGTAGCTATGGTAGCTGCGAGTGCAGGTACAGCAGTTATGGCTGCGGCACTTGTAGCTGTGAATTCGAATATGAAATCCATTGCCGGTAATGCTAAAACGGCACAAAAATCAATTACTAGCATGAAAGATTCTATTTCAATTGTAAACGAGGGATTGGATGCTCTTGGCAGTAAGGCGAAGTCGGCTGTGAATAAATTAATCAATACCTTTTCGGATGCGGCTGGGAAAGCGAAAAGTGCAGGAAAAAAAGTTGGAAATGGAATAAATGATGGTGTAAAAAGTGGAACAGAAAAACTACCTAATACCATAAAGACAGCAATGAGCCAATTCAACTCTGGGCTTTTATCTGGTGGGATGCTTTCTGTGTCTGTTTCCAAACAGATTTCAAGCTCTATTTTGTCTGCGTTAAGCAAAACGGAATCCGGAGCATATAGCTGTGGATATAATATTGGAGCAGGATTGGCGAATGGTATGGCAGCATCTCTTGGTAGAGTTCAAAGTGTTGCCACACAGTTGGCGGCAGCAGCAGAAAAAGCAATTCGCGCAAAAGCTCAGATTCACAGTCCATCTAAAGTTTCCGACAAATTGGGACAATATTGGGGAGAAGGATATGTTGAAGGGATGAAAAAAATGTTTGGTGAGGCAAAAAGAACATCTATGAAATTAATTCATATTCCTTCTACTATCAAAAAACCAGATCTGGAATTAGCAGGAAATATGTCTGCAGCAGATTTGAGTGATGACTATGTATATACAAAAAATGCAAATTACACCATCATTGTCCCAGTAGAAATTGACGGAAAAGAAACCGCCAGGGTGATTGCGCCTTATACTGAAGCAGAACTAGATAAAAGGCAAAGAAGAAATAGTAGAAAACATGGAATCTTATGAGGAGGGCAGTATGTACAGTTTTGTAGACATCAAAGAAACATCGGAAGGTATAACACTGCCTTCCGAAGCCATGCAGATAAATGGCGAATATTTAGAGGACTTAGTACCAGGTTACAAAACCTTAGGCGTATCAGGCAGGGAAGCTCTGTCACCTGAAATAGAATCTTTCCATACAGGCATCAGGGACGGTTCTTCCAGGAAGTCCAGGAGGTATCCAGAGCGCATTATAACCGTGAAATACCAGTTGATTTCAAAGTCCAATGAGGAATTTAGGGAAGCATATAACAAGTTAGGCGGAGTTCTGAATACGGAAGATGCACAGCTTATCTTTCGTGATGAACCTGATAAATATTTTATTGGCACACCATCTTTGGTTGAAGAGGTAGAACAGGGAAGAAATGCAGTAGTAGGGGAATTAGAATTCCTTTGCCTGGATCCGTTTAAATACTCAGTGGTAGAGTATGAAGCAATTCCAGACATGCTGCAAGGGAGTATCTTGCTGGATTATCGTGGAACATATAAGTCCTTCCCTATTTTGGAAGCAGACTTTTACAGAGAAACAGATACCAGTGCAGATGGCTCTGCATCCAATTTATTGACCGGAAGAGGAGATTGTGGATTTGTTGCTTTTTTTAATGAGACAAAAAAAATCATTCAGCTAGGAGACCCAGATGAAGCAGACACTGAAAATAAATATCAGAAATCCCAGACTTTAGTAAGTGCAGGGTTTGAAGGTACATCCGGATGGGGAAGTGCTGCAAAGACCCAATGGACACAAAACGCCAGTACAGGCTTGGCTTCTCAAGCGGTACAGGTGGGAAGCATGGGAATGGGGATTGCCTCTTATGCAGTGCCAGCAACGCCAAAAGATACCTCAGGGACAATTCTTAGTAATAAGGCGACTTCTCAGAGTTCTCCTGTTTTTTATTATTCTATAACTGCAAAGACAACGAACCGCAATGCCAATTCTGTAAAAGTAACGGTAACGGTTACTGCATCTTTGAAGAATACAGGGTCTTATTTCGGTCCGCCTTATGCATTGCAGGGACAAATCTATCTGGGAGGAGCCTGGAGGACTTTTACCATTAAAAAACCTTCGGAGTTCTGGAGGGGAAAAACTGCCCATACAGTGAACTTTTCCGTTACGGTCACAGGGCTTTCGGCATCTACAAGCGCACTTACTGGGATTAAGTTTAAAACCGCTCGGACAGACGGCACGGGAGGAAGCGCAGGAGTTCTTCCAGAGACTACTTGCGCCAATCTTCCCATTAGCCAGTATGTTGCAGATGTGCCGGAGACTTATTTCCTTACAGCTTCCGCTTTCGGCAGTGGATCTGGCTGGCATGGTCCATCCATTACCAGGAAACTTCCACAAGATGCTTCGGGTGTATCCGGAGCTGTGAACGGACAGTTATCTTTTTCTCATAAGATGTCTATTGGGAATGGGAATTTTGGCGTTTCTGAATTAGGTGGTTTTCAGGTTCTTCTGGTGAATGGAAGTGGAAGCGGAAGAAAGATTGTAGCTGGTGCTTTTTTATATAAAGGTTCTAATGGCAAATCAGGAAAGGTTATTTTCTATATCAATGGGACAGCAGTGGAGACTATTGATATAGATTTTTCTTATGGAAATAAGAGATTCCAAGCAGGGGTTTCCTCTACCATTACCAAAACAGGAGATACCGTAACGTTTAATCTTGGCGGTATTTCCAGGACATTTTCTAACAGTGCAATCAGAGATATGGCTATACATGAAATTACTTTTGCTTTTTTACAATACGCAGCCAGACCACGGCTTTCTTTTAATGGCCTTTATTCTGCCAAATTTGTAAAGAGCAATTGCCAGACATGGAAAGACATCCCGAACAAATTCAGTGCTAATGATGTGTTAGAGGCGGATTGTCAGGATGGAAATGTTTATTTAAATGGTGTTCTGAACCAGTCCCTGGGGGCTCTTGGGAATGACTGGGAAGGATTTTACCTTACACCTGGGCTAAACCAGATAGGATTCACCTATTCAGATTGGGTTCCGGCAGAGTATGCCCCTGCTTTTAAAGTGCGCTACAGAGAGGTGTTTTTATGATTATTTATTTTGCAGACAGAAAAATGAATATCTTAGGCCTTGCCAGCACAAACTTAAAAAAGGGTCTTATGATTACAGATGATTTGAAAGTAGAAGATGTGGAAACCGGTGTGGCGTCCTTTGAATGTAAAATTTCCTGTAACAGTGCTTCCAGATTAAAATTGGAAGAGACTGCCATGGTGGGAAATTATATTCTTCGTAAACAGGGAAGTGACAATGAATTTTATACCATTATAGAATCAGAATTTGATACAAAGTCTCAGGAATTACATCTGTATGCAGAAGATGCAGGGTTAGACCTGTTAAATGAGGTAGTAGGAGCTTATGAAGCAGATAAGGCATATCCTATTCGGTATTACATACAGAAGTTTTCTTTTGATTCAGGGTTTGTTATTGGCATCAACGAGATTCCAAATCTTACTAGGAAATTAAGCTGGGACGGAGAATGTACTGCAACAGAACGCCTTGCCAGTGTCGCTACTCAGTTTGATAATTGTGAGATCTCTTATAATTTTACCATTAAAGGGATGGATATTACAGGAAAGTATATCAATATTCATAAGAAACGCGGACATGACATAGGATGCCAGCTTAGATTAAACAAAGAAATAGACAGCATTGTTACGAAAAAGACCATTGCGAATTTGGCAACTGCTCTGGAAGTTACGGGAGGCACTCCAGAACCAGCAGAAGGGCATGAAGAGGAAGAACAACATCCTATTACCCTTAGTGGTTATTCTTATGATGACGGGGATTTTTATGTAAGCGGTACGAAATTGCTTTCAAGAAAAGCACTAGAAAAATGGAGTAGGTATCTTTATCCAAAAGAACCAAACAAAGAAAAAGATGTTGGGCATATTGTAAAAGCATTTAGTTATGACACGCTTAGCCAGTCAGAACTTTGCAACAGAGCGGTGAGTGAATTAAAAGAAATTTGTGATCTGGAAGTAAACTATGAAGTAGATATTACCAGATTTCCAGACAATATTAGAATCGGCGACAGAATTGATGTTATTGATGATGAAGGAGGCTTATATTTATCCACCAGAATTCTACAGTTTGAAACATCTATTACCAACAAAGAACAAAAAGCAACTCTAGGAGAGCATATTATCAAGGAAGGCGGTATTTCCCAGAAGGTGCAGGAATTGGCAGAAGAATTTGCCAAGAATACGGTTTCTGTACAAAATGCCATGAATGCAGCAAATGCAGCCAAAGGAAAGGCAGACAGTGCGGTGAAACAGGCAGAATCCGCCTTACAGCAGTCTGAGGACGCCAAAACAACAGCAGATTCTGCAAAGCAGTCTGCAGATACCGCATTTCAATCAGCAACAGAAGCGCAGAAGAAAGCAGAAGAGGCAGAAGCTTCTGTAGGAAAGGTAGTAGAAAGTGTTACTTCATTAGAAACAACAGTAAAGAACGCTCAGGAAGCAGCAGACAATGCGTATCTTGCAGCAGATACTGCTAAGAAAAAAGCAGAGGAAGCAAAACAGTCTGCCGAGAATGCTGCAAAGGATGCAGTAGAAGCCAAGGAGGCAGCAGGCACAGCCCAGACCACAGCAGACAGTGCCGTACAAAAAGCAGAGGGGGCGGTTGCTACCTCTGGAGAAGCAAAAGCGTTATCTGAAGCTGCCAGTGCTACTGCCCAGGCAGCTAAAGCGGATGCCGCCCAAGCTCAGAAAGAAATTGATTCTCTTGGAGACAGCCTAGATACATTGTCTCAGACCATGGAAGCAGACTATGCCAGGAAAACAGACCTTACTGAGACAGAAGCGCACCTGCAAACCCAGATATCCCAGAATGCGGCAGGGCTATCCTCTACAGCGTCAAAGGTACAGAAAATAGATGAAACAGTAAATAATGCAGCTGATTTAGCAGCTCAGGCACAGCAGACCGCAACAGATGCACAGAAAAAAGCAGATGCGGCATCTCAGGATGCAGTAGCTTCCCAAGCGGCAGCAGATGCAGCAAAACAGGCGGCAGCGTCAGCCCAAAGTGAGGCGGATAAGGCAAAAGAAGCGGCAACTACCGCACAAAGCGTAGCAGATAAAGCAGAGGCTGATTTGCAGGCGGCAAAAGAGGATTTGGCTAGTGTACAGGGTCGTGTGGATGCTACAGAGGAAGATATTCTGGCGGCCCAGCAGGCAGTGGATGAAGCGGCAAAGGCGGCGGAGAAAGCCAAGACAGACGCGGCCAATGCAACTGCAAAAGCAGACAGCGCCCAGACTGCAGCAGATAAGGCAGTGACAGATGCAGGGGCAGCCCAGCAGACCGCCAATGATGCAGCGGATAAAGCCTTACTTGCACAGAAAGTAGCAGAGGAGGCAAAAGGGAATGCCACTACTGCCCAACAGACCGCAGATGCTGCAGCACAAGCGGCTGCAAAAGCACAGAGCACAGCAGATCAGGCAGTATCTAATGCAGTAACAGCTCAGGCAACTGCCCAGGAGGCGGCACAGAAAGCTCTTGCAGCACAAAATGCTTCAGACGAAGCTGCTAAGAAGGCAGAAGCTGCCCAGACTGATTTGGATGCTGCTAAACAGAACCTAGCGGACGTCACCTCGAAAGTAGATGCTACTGCAGAGGAAGTGGAAGCAGCACAAGCGGCTGTTACAAAAGCCCAAGAGGCGGCCAATAAGGCCAATGTGGAAGCTGCCGCAGCTCAGGTTACCGCAGATAGAGCCAAGACAGATGCGGCCAATGCACAATCGGCAGCGGACAAAGCAACAGCCGCTGCAGATGAGGCACAGAAGCAGGCAGAAGCAGCAAAGGCCGCGGCAGATAAAGCCCAGGCAGATGCAAATGCTTTAGCGGTAAGGGTAACAGAAGCAGAGACAGATATTAGACAAAATGCAGAGGAGATTAAGTTAAGAGCAACAAAGAAGGAAGTTACACAAACACTGGGGGGTTATTATACAAAAAAAGAGACAGATGCAGCTATAAAAGTGCAGTCAGATTCTATTACACAGAACGTAAAACAACAGATTGACAGTATTGAAGTAGGTGGAAGGAACCTACTAATCGGAACAAAAAATAGTGTTAGCAAAACTGGAACAGGAGTCGCAAATGAAGCGACTAAAGAATATAAATATAGTGATTATGGAAAAGAAATTTTACATAATGGAACACAAAAAGAAATTACCATTTCCTTCGATTGGAAAACTTCTGATGCAATAACAGGAACAATTGAAGTGCAATCTTGCTTTAGCAATTGGAATTCTTTTGGGATAACAGAACTATCTGAAATAAAACAATCTGGACATGTGGTGACAACAGTAAAAATTCCAGAAGATTGGAATGGTTCCGAAAATACAGGAATGAGATTTCGACTTAATGGTGTTACTGGAACTGTTGACTTTTCAAATCTAAAATTAGAAATAGGAAATAAAGCTACGGATTGGTCACCATCACCTGAAGATATGGCAACTTCTGAAGATGCACAAAATGCACAGTATGCTGCGGATGAGGCGAAAGAAAAAGCAAAAGATGCTTCAGATTTAGCAAAGAAAAATGAAAACAGACTTACGATAAGTGAATCTACGATCAAACAATTGTCAGATTCTATCTGTACAATGGTGAAAGATAAAAATGGTTCTACAGTTCTTACTCAGAACTCTTCTGGATGGCAGTTTGATTTAAGTGCAGTAGAAAAAAATCTAAATAACACAGCAAATGAAATGAACAAGATAGCTGGAACTGTAACGGAAGTTGATAGTGCTATTAAAAATCTAAATCAGACCGTTCAAGACTTAGGAAAAAAGACTGCATATATTGTAATGACAACAGATGAAAATGGTGCGCCTTGTATTGAACTCGGTAAAGAAGATAACCCATTTAAAGTTCGAATTACAAACACTTCTGTAGACTTTTTGGAAGGAAGCTCAAGGATAGCATATGTAAATAACAAGGCTTTATATATAGAAAAAGCAATCATTAAGAATGAGCTTCAGATCGGAGAAGGAAAAGGATTTGTATGGCAGATTAGAGCGAACGGAAATATGGGACTTAGAAAGATAGGGTGATAAAACATGGCACATCAAGTAAGTAGTATTGATTATGGTGATTATAGATATCGGGTTGGTGACACCATTAGAATTGCCCCAGGGAAAGAATATTTATATCCAACAACCACTGGAAATTCTTACACCAGTACGCCTAATATATCCAAGGATGTTCGGAAGATAACTCAGATATGGGCTAGTGATGAGAATTTATCGGTTAGCAATCCCATTGTAACAGCATACTATTCTGGTAGTTATCGCTATGGCGGTGGAGCAATCAGACCTGAACAGATAGCAGTTGGCAGTGGTGGTTTAAAAATAAAGCATTATGTAAGCTATAATGCAAACGGAGGTTCAGGTGCACCTGGAACACAAACGAAAGTATATGGAAGTGTATTAACCCTAAGTAGCACAAAACCAACTAGGACAGGCTATACATTTCAGGGATGGGCTACTTCTTCTGGAGGTGGTGTCAGTTATTCATCTGGTTCTGCATATAGTGTCGATGCAGATGTAACATTGTACGCTGTTTGGAAAATAAATACATATACAGTTAGTTATAATGCAAACGGAGGTTCTGGTGCTCCTGGTGCACAAACGAAAACGTATGGAGTTACATTAGCACTCTCTACTATAAAACCTACAAAAACAGGCTATACATTTCAAGGATGGTCTACATCATCTTCTGGAGGTGTTAATTATGCATCTGGAGCAGACTACACAGCAAACGCTGCTGTTACTTTATATGCTGTATGGAAAGCTAATACCTATACGGTAAGTTACAATGCAAATGGTGGTTCTGGCGCACCAGGCGCACAGACAAAAACATATGGTGTAACATTAAAATTAAGTTCTACAAAACCAACACGAACAAATTATAACTTCAAAGGATGGGGAACTTCTTCCTCTTCCATTACTGTATCTTATGCTGCAGGTGGAAATTATACTTCAAATGCATCTATTACACTTTATGCTATCTGGGAATTGGCATACACTGCACCTCGTTTAAGTGATTTTTCAGTTGCCCGGTGTACGTCTGATGGTGCAGAATCAGAAAACGGAACATATGTAAAAGTGGATTTTAAATGGGCTACGGATAAATCTGTAACTGCAATAAAAATAGAATATAAATCTGAAACCGCTACTAATTGGACAGCTACTACTGTTACAGGGACAGGAACAAGTGGTGTAGTAAGCAAAATTATAGGTGGTTCCTTGTCTACGGAGTACACTTACAATATAAGGATTACGGTATCTGATAGTGTAGGAAGTAGTAGTTCTATTAAAGATATTCCTTCTATGCATTATATTGTAGATATACGTTCTACAGGAAAAGGGATTGCTTTTGGAAAACCTTCACAAGTAGATGATGTTGCAGATTTCAACTATAACTTACGTCTACGAAAAGCATTGCAAATGATGATAGCTGGTCGTGTAAGAATTCCTTTTGAACTTACAGAAGGTGACGAAAATGGAGATGGAATGCAAATCCGTGGTGCAAACGGATATATGGCTATTGGAAGTGGTGAAAGTGTTTCTGATTATGTTACTGATTCCAATATAGTTGGAGGAGACGAAGGAATGTATATCACTGCTGATACATTGGCTAAAATTATAACAAATATGCAAGCAGGATACGCAAATAGAAAAGAATTTATTTTTTATAATAATGGAAATTTACAAATTCCAGGCGATGTAAACACAACAAATGGATGGGTGCTTACACCAAGCAAACTTTTCTCTGGAAAGCCATTGATAGGAAGTTATGGGGAATTTTTAAGATTAAGACCTGATGCTGGAAGTAAAGATGATGCGTATTTTTTAAGCGTAAATTCAAATGGCGAAGTACACTCTGGAACTAGGTTGAACGGAGCTGCAAATATAACTCCTAGAAGATTGGCATTTTCAAGCGAATTGCCTGATACACAATCCGAAGTCGTTAAAAATGCAAGTTATGAGGGGAAAACAGTAACAGCATACTACCGGAAATACGGAAATGTTGTGGAATGTACGATACACTGGGTTGGAACTGCTAATACAAGTTATGGTGTATTTTCTGGTTTAGCAGCTCCAAGTGGTTACAGACCAAAACATACGGTATATTTTAATGCTGCAGTAGTTGTTGGTAATGGTATTCTTGATAATGGATTAGTTCGTTATAGCATATCTCCAGATGGAACATTTCGATTTGCATCAAAACGAACAGATAACGCAGAACGCATGGGTACTATCGTATATGTTGTAGACTAAAATATCTGGAAGGAGAAAATATGAGAACGTTAAAATTTATAGCAAAAGCACAGCAGCTTAAAAAAGATATATCTTGTGATTTTTCGGGTTTAGTAAAAGGAAGCAAAGGATATCTGCAGGCAGAATTTTCTTTTTCTGAAGAATATGTCGGATGCGGGAAAATTGCAGTATTCCGTAATCAGGGAGAAGAATATCCTGTGAGATTAGAAAATAATAACTGTATAATTCCAGAAGAAGCGCTTACCTGGAGAACATTCCAGGTAAGCGTGGTTGGAGTACGCGAAGATTACAGAATTCGGACAAATTATGTGGAGGTGAGGCAGGATGACTGAACTGGAAAAACTGGAAAAGGAACTTTTGGAAGAAATACAGGAAGAGCCAGAAATCTACGCAGATACAGAAGAATTTTGTACGATTAACCCGGAGACACGAATAATTACAGTGCCTACAAGCAAAAGAATCCTTGGTACAGAATCGGACCAAGAGACAAACAGATTGTACTTTAAATGTCCGAAAGTAGTTGGGGATAACATAGACCTATCTCTTTTCTCTCTTCGCATAAATTATCAGAATGCTGGAAATAAGAAAGACCAGTATCTTGTGGAAGATGTGAAAGAAGAAGGAGATAATATTACTTTTTCTTGGCTCCTTAAGAGAAATGCAACTGCTTATAAAGGGAATGTGAAGTTTATTTTATGTGCAGTAAAAACAACAGAAGATGGAATAATAAAAAATGAGTGGAACACTACTTTGAATACGGAATGTGAAAGTCTGGAAGGCATGGAAGTGGACAAAGTTGCAGTGGAAGAAGAGACAAAAGATATTGTTGAACAATTAATTGCAATGATGAATCATTCGGCTGAAAATGCTGTGCGTGCAGTAGAGGAGGCTAAGGCAGAGGTAGATAAAGAAGTAGGAGACTTTGCTTTAAAGACACAGCAAGCCCTTGCAGATGTGAACAACGCTGGACAGGCACAGACAGAGCGTGTGCAAACTGCCGGAAATGATGCTGTAGAATCTATTAAGGCTGCACAGGGTACGGCTGCAAGGGCGGTAGAGACAGCAAAGACAGAAGCTATCGAGGCAGTACAGACAGAAGGAACAACCCAGGCCGGGAATGTCTCCGCAGAAGGAGAAAAGCAGGTACAGGCTGTGCGAGGTGCTGCACAGGAGATTATGGCAGACCGGGAGCAGATACAGATGAACAAAGAGGGAGTTGCTAAACTAAAGGAAGATATAAGAGAAATTGATAAAATTAAAAAATATATCGAAGTAGATGCAGACGAAGTAGTAGATGGAGCCTTGATTAATTTAGATAATAAAACTTTACACAACCTTCATCCCAATTGCTATATCAAACAAATTATTCCCGGTAATATTAAAAGTATTAAAGTTTCTGGAAAATCAGTATTCGCACGATGGGGATTTAGTTTATGTGGATGTTATAAAGAAGATGGTTCATTAATTTCTAAATTTGGCAACGATGATAATACAGTTTACACAGATTTATTAATAGAAATTCCAAACGAATGTGCCTATGTTTATATTAATCAGGCTGAAAATAGTGCAGAAAAATACAAAAAAATAAAATTTTTTACGATCAGTAATTTAACAACTGATGTCGAAAATTTAAAAACAAATGTTAGCGATTTAACAACTGATGTGAGTAATTTAAAAAAGAAAATAAATGTTGACTTGAATTTTAATAAAATTGGATATATTGAACCGATATCAAAAGAACCTTTCTATGTAGTGTCAAACGGTGACGGATTCAGAACAGATTATATACCTACAGAAGGATATAAAAAAATAAAATATGATTTAAAAGGAGATATGCGATATATCTATTTAATAGCCTTTTTTGATGAAAATAAAAAATTCCTTCGTGATGAAACTCAAAGCATCATTACCAAAAATGCTGATACAATTTCAATTCCTGAAAATGCAAAGTATGTAGTAGCATCAACTTACTCGTCATCAGTTGTTAACGGAACAGCAAGTTTGATTAATAATAATTCTTTAGATGAGAAAATAACAAAATTAGATTCACGAATTACAAAAATAGAATCTATTGGAATATACGGAGATTCGGAATTTGCGCTATTTAAGAAATTTGGTATCGTTGGTGATAGCTTGAGTGTTGGACATACGGTCTCGAAAGATGGGCAGACAGCACTTGGAAGAAACATTTATTGGTCTTGGGGTCAATATATGGCTAGAAGATTAGGTAATATTTGTTTGAACTTTGGTAGAAGTGGAGTAACTTCTAAATTATGGTTGAATCCATCAGAACAGTATTGCTATCCTAGGCTTATTGACAAAGCTAATTTATGCCAAGCATATATTGTCGCTTTAGGAGCAAACGATACACAAGCACCGCTCGGAAGTATTTCTGATGTTAATTTTACAGACATGTCCTTGAACGCAGATACAGAATATGGCAATTATGCAAAAATTATTGATACGATTCAAAAGACTGCACCTAAAGCCCCAATATTCCTATGTACTATTCCACATCCACGGAATTCAGATATAAATATTCAGGCAATAAACAATATGATACGAGAATTTGCATCAGAGTCAAGATTTACGGGCGTGTATTTAGTTGATTTAGATGCAGAGTATAATGAATATTATAAGACAGGTAAACTTGGTGATGAGATACGAAATACTGGTTGGCATTTAACATCTTTAGGATATTTGTATGATTCATTTGTACGACAGAGAGCATTATCTCAAGTCGTTGCTGATAATTGTGCAGAGTTCCAAGATGTATTTCTATTGCCTGTTGGAACAAATAACGAATTGGATTAACTTCCTAAAGGTTTAGAAATGGAGCTGGAATATGACGGAAAAAGAAACGATTATTGAGAAATTACTATCCGCACAAGATGACATGGACGCTCATTCATATAATTCTTATCGTGACGATGATGAGTATCCTATACTATTTACAGTTAAGGAGATTCAGCAGCTGAAAGATTATCTCATTTAAATGACAATATAGTTTAGCAAACAGGAAAGGAAAATATATATGGAAATACGTGCAAGACCTTAACGGGTCTTATTTTATTGTAGAAAAAAGAAAGGAAAGTGAGGATATGAAGAAAATGAATTATGCAGATGCGATTATT